AATCCAACCTAAAACATCAGTCCAAGTGTTCACAAAAACAGTTCCAGAAGTAATAGCGTGAATCGGAGACTTCTCTGCAGGATGCCAGTCCATACCTCTATGAGGTCGGCCATTACGATAAGGAGCTAGATTACCAAACTCGTCACCGCGAAGTTTAGGGGAAAAGGGTTCAACATATTTAGTCATAACCCAATTTTAGCGACTAAAGATTAAGCCCCAAAACCTTTAGTAATCGCATAAACAATAAGAGAAGTCAAAACCGCTGTAATTACCGCTGGAATCCAAGCGTTACGATTCACGCTCTTTTCAAGGTCACGAATACGAGTCTCGTGATCTTGACTGGACTGCAAAATCTGAATTGAGTTTGCTTTTAGAATCTCGATGTCACGAACAATCTGCAACAGCAGACTCGTATTAGTTGGCTTAGGTTCACTCACTTGCAGTCATCTCCACACCACAGCAACCACAAATAACTGGAATGCCATCAGGATGAGGAGAATGCAATTCACTACCCATCTCACAACCAACAGTTTTACAGCTAAGCACCTATATTCCTAACCTGCAGCAGTTCCAGAAGCCATAGCAACAGCAATACCATAAATCGTTGTTGTCGCAGCTGAGGAAGTCGCACCATTATTGAAAACACCAACAGTCACAGTTCCAGCAGTAACAGCCGAAACATACGGAGTCAAAACAGTTGAGTTAGTTGAAACAGTCACAACAGGAGCAACAGCAAAACGACCAGAAGGAAAAGCGATAGCAACAGTCGTTCCAGTGTTAATCGCTAAAGCACCAGATTGAGTTCCAGTAAAAGCCGAAATAGAGTTCGGTAACGGTTGCCAGTTAGTTCCATCATAAAACTCGACACGCTTGTTATCAGTGACATACGAAGGCTGACCGGCAGTTCCAGCAGGAATACCAGTTCCACGAATAGCACTAGATCCATAGATAGCGACAGTTTGATAAGCGACATAAGAGTTCATGTCAGAAGCGGTAAGCACATCACCGATAGACCAAGTTTTGAAAGCCATAATATTCCTATTCTACTAGCCGAGAATTGAAGTGTTTAGTTTGTTGGTCAGCGTGGAATCTAAACGCATAGGCACATTGGTCATAGAAGCAACCATAAAAGTGATCTCATGTTTTTCAGGGTTAGCCTGGTGATGGATAGATAAAATCTGGTAATACTTATCTACAACTGAACCGATAGCCGAAGGTTGAAAACAAAGGCGAATAATGTCTCTAAGCTCCAAACCTAAAATAAGATTTTGTTGAGCAGTAGTCAAAGCATGTAAAGCGACAGTGAACTCACTAGCCCTATATTCAGGCAGTCTCCACATACCTAAAACATCTGAAGCAATCTCTGCAGGTCGAGATAAAGAAGTCGTTAGATTATCTGTTTGAGAATAAGTTTTCAAACCATACAAAGCAGTTCCAGCAGTATCAGTTGCAGTAGCAGTCGCGTTAGTACCAACAATTTGAACTTGATTGTAAAGAGTCAAACCAGAGTTTGCTAACTGAAGGCTTGTAAACGGAATACCTGTTCCATTACCATAGCTCGCACCTTGAGAGTTGGCATCAGCGAAAGTTATATAAGTTGCAGGTGTAGCAGTAGCAGAAGCAGTATTAGAAGCATAAACAGAGGGAGAAGCATAAGCAGTTCCCATAAAAGCAACTTCATTCTTGACACCATAACTAGACGCAACAGGCTTATATGCCCCATCAAAATAAGATCCTAAAACAGTTCCAGGTTCAGCCATAAAATAAGCACCATACAAGTTTTCAGTAATACCAGTAGCACCCGAAACACCCAACATGCTCACACCAGCAACCACACCAGTTGAAGCAGTCAAAGCAACGCTAAAACGATTCCACTGATTGAAAAGCAAACCTGTAACAGTAGAAGCAGTAACAGTTGCCGAAGTAATAGTTCCACCATTAGCATCAAGTAAACCAGCTGAATAGTTAAAAACGTTCGCTGAAGTAACACCACGACCAGCAAAATAACCTGAAACAACATATTTAGTGGCAGTTCCAGTCGGGTTGATAGCCGATCCATTCACATCTATGTATTGAATGGATGGAGTTAAACCACCAGTTCCGTTAGAAAAAACAACACCAGTTCCATAAGGATATTGAGCACCAATACCAATAACAGGAGTCGCACCAAAAGTTAGCGGAGTAAAATATCCGTTATATGTTGCAGCCGAAGTTCCAGAGTTAGTGGTCGCAGTAACTGGATACTTCATTACATTCTGGCGATAAGAGCTTGACCAAGTGTAGTCAGTGAAAGTTCTATCCCTAAAAACCATAGTTGCCGAGCTACCAGCAGAAGCAAACAAATCACCAGGTTCAGATCTAGCGACCTGTTGTAAATAAGTCATCACATTGTCACCAGGAGACTGAGAATCACCACCAACAACAGTCTTATTGTTACGAGCAGTCACAGAGCCAGTAGGCAAATTGTTGAGGGTAAGAATGTCAGAGATTCTATCCCCAGTGAACTTACCTGCACCTTGAGTTCCACCAGTGAAGTTAATTCTTGACATGTAATACATCAAGTCACCAGCAGTTATAGAAGCATTACCATCCAAACCAGCAGAGTCAAAACTAAAATCCCAATCCTGAACCCAACCATAAAAAATAATGTTTGAATTAGAAGTGACTCTAACTTTTGCTCCAGGTTGAACCATAGTGTAACCGCCAGCAGTGTAATAAAGGAGAGCAGTTGAAGCAGTGTTTAGAGGGTCAAAACTACGATCATTGTTAGTGAAATCAACTTGTAGAGTTCCAGCTTGATAATCATCCATGACACGAGTTGTTCCACGATTGACCATAATGTTGCCAGCATAGGAAGTGACATCAACCCAACTGGATGCACCAAATTGAAGTTCAACCTTTTGTGTAGGTAAAGCCATTATCTACGCCCACCAGTGCCCCAAGAAGCAGGAACTTTGCCATTAGTTTTGACATAAGTTGAAACAGCATCAACAACCGCTTTAGGGTCAGCAGAAGTAACAGTAATGTTTACAGTAGTTGGTGTTGGATTATCAAATAAACCTAAGGAATTGCCCTTCATGGGTGTAGTTGTTGGAATAAACTGACTACCTGTTCCAACAGCTGCAACAAGAGGCCCATTTAAACCTTTATCTTTCAAAGTCTTTATAGTTCCACCAAGTTCAGCATTAGTCAAAGTTGCACCCGCAATACCCGCAGCCAAAGCCGCAATAGCAACATCAGCAATACTCAAAACAGCAACCGAAGCAACACCCTCTGCACCAGCAAGAGCTCCTCCACCACTAATCATTCCTACTGCCTGAGCCAATCTTGATAAAGTTCCAGTTGCCTTAGATAACATCAAAATACCTTTTAGAGCGATCAAAGCAGGTAGCATTTGAATCAGAGTTGATGCAACATTCGCAAAACCCTTCATAGCATCTCCACCACCAAAGAGAGCAAAGAATTGTTTTACACCCTCAATAGTTTGACCGACAGCATCCTTAATGCTTTTGAAAGTTGCTCCTGCATCAGTTTTAGGATTGCTCAAATCGTCAAGAAACTTACCAACCTGATCTACTAAACCACCTGGCTTACTTATCTGATCAACAAAATCGGTAATCATAGGCAAGATGGCGTTACCGAGCTTCTCTTTCAAGATATCCATGCTGTTGTTGAACTTCATGAACGGGTCAGCCTGTTGAACTGCTGCACCCTCAACTTCCTTACGCAAATCAGCCAAAGCATCTTTAGACTTTTTCAGTTCAGGGAACATGCGAGTCAAAGCAGTCGTGTTTCCGTTATAGGCCTTGCTCAAAGCAGTAGCAACAGTATCTAAAGGCTTACCCGAAACAGTAGAAGCATCCAAAGCTAACTTGAGAAGTGATTGAGCCTTAGCAACACTGCCAGTTCCACGAGCCAACTTAGCCATAGAAGGTCGAAGGTTGTCATCCAAAATACCGGTTTGTAAAGAGAGCGACTCAATAAACTTGTCATTCTGAGTAACCTGAGCCTTAGTGGCATGAGCATTCTTGACAAGCTGATTATTTAGAAGTTGAGTGGACTTCTGATCTGCTGAAGCAGCCTTAGCTGCATCCATCAAACCATCAGCAATCTGCTTTAAACCA